GGTAACTCAAGATCAAAATATAATTTCATTATCATCAACACAAGTCAACAGTGAAAGTTCTTCTAATGTTACCCAAGAGCATGGTTTAGTTTCATCTTCTGTTACTCAAACGAATGTTAGCAGCAATCCAGATATATCTGGGTCAAGTCTTGATATATCTGGGGTTAATTCTACCCAAACAAATAGTGCTCTTGAAAATAGTGTTTCTCAAACGCAGGAATTAGTTTCTTCTACAAATACAGAAGTTAATTCCAGTTCTGTAAATAGTGTATCTCAAGATCAAACTCTTGTTGAATTAAACGTAACTCAAACTGATCTAAGCTCAGTTGGATCTTTAACGCAAGAACAAAATTTATCTAGTGACTCTGTAGTAGAGATTAATCTTAGTGGATCACAAACATTAACACAGAGCCATTCCTTGTCTGGTTCTTCGAATTCACAAGAAAACCCAGCATCTATTTCAACATTATCACAATCTCATGAATTATCTGGGATTTCATCAACACAAAGTAGTGTCAGCTCCACAAATTCTGTAGGAGTTAATACAATTGTCGTGAATTTATCTGGATCATCTAATTCACAAGACAACTCTTCTTCTGTAACACTTATATCACAACAACACAACATATCTTTACTTTCTTGTGTTGAAGGGAATTCTGTTTCCTCTGCTGTCGTAACAGGAAACCATATTTTATTATCCACAAATAATACAGAACTCCATAGTTCTTCTGTAGTTTCAATAACGGAAGATCAAATACTTGCAATAAACAATGTTACACAAGAAAGTTCTAGTAACGTTGCTTCCGTTACACAAACTCAAAATCTAATAATTCTAAATAATATTCAAGGAAGCTTATCTTCTTCTGTATCAATAAGTCAGGATGTAATACATAATTTAGTTTCATTAAATGTTGTTCAAGGGAATTTAGCATTAACCAGTAGTAATATTTCTCAACTCCATGATTTAATTTTATTAGATTCCACACAAAACAATTTCTCTCCATATAGGATTATATCTCTTAAACCTCTTGAAATAAATCAAAAATATATCTCTTATGCTAGAAGAAGAAATTATTCTAGCATGGCTAAATCAAGAGATTATTATAGTGTTTCTAATGCAAGAGATTATTCTGGGAGAAGCTAAAGGCAAAAAAATGTTTTCATCTAAAGATCCAGAAGAAAAAATAACCATAACTTTTGATTTCTCAGATTTGGCTGAATCTGTGAGTGATCCTGTTATAACAGTCGTTGATGTTAATAACATAGATTCAGTTCCATCCGATATACTTTTTTCTTCTCCGCAAGTGATACAATCAAATAAAGTATGTCAAAGTATTATAGATGGTATAAATCTAAGCAATTACCAATTTAGATGCAAAGTAACAACAAACACTGGAGATATATTGATTCATACTGATATACTACCAGTCAGAACAGCTCCGTACATAGGTTAATAAATGCCATCAGTAAATTCCAGAGAACTTTTGAAACAATATGCACTAAGGGAACTTGGTGCTCCGGTTATTCAGATTAATGTTGACGATACTCAACTTGAGGATCGTATAGATGAAGCTTTAACATATTTCCAAGAATATCACACTGATGGAACAGAAAAGATTTATCTTAGTTATCAAATAACATCTGCAGACATAACAAACAAATATATACCTGTTCCAGATTCAATATTTGGTGTTTCAAGAATTATTCCAATTCAATCTGGCTCGTCAATAAAAAACATCTTTGATATACAATATCAACTAAGATTGAATGATTTACCAAATTTAACCTCTACTGATATTGTTTATTTTAGCAATTCCATGAATAATTTGGCTTTGTTAGACCACGTATTACATGGACAGGATTTAATTAGATTTAATAGATTTAAAAATAGAATAGAATTAGATGTTACTTGGGGATTAGATATTATAGAAGGCCAATTCATAGTTTTAGATACATACAAAGCAATGGATACTACAACATATAGTAGAGTATGGGGTAATCCTTGGTTAAAAAAATACACTACTGCATTGTTCAAGAGACAGTGGGGAGCAAATGCCAAAAAATATTCAGGGATGCAACTTCCTGGTGGTATAATGTTAGACGGTCAAAAAATTTATGATGAAGCAATAGAAGAAATAAAGCAATTAGAAGAAGAATTAATAGATCAATCTGCACCCTTAGAATTCTTTACTGGTTAGGAAATGGCACTTAATCCTTATTTTACTTCTAACACAATTACACAAGGATCTGTTGGTGAAAGAGATCTATTGGAAGATTGCATTATTGAATCTATTCAAATAAATGGTCAATTGATGCATTATATCCCAAGATCATATGTTGCAAAGGATGAAATTCTTGGTGAAGATAGATTATCAGAATTTAATACCTATGTTCCTATAGAAATGTACTTTGAAAATGTTGAAGGATTTGGTGGCAACGGAGCATTCATTCAGAAATTTGGATATATGCTTGAACAAACTGCAACATTAGTAGTTTCAAAAAAACGTTGGGAAACAATAATTGGTGACAGGAGTTTAACAATACTTCCTGGTAGACCAGCAGAAGGTGATCTTCTTTACTTCCCTTTGGCAAAAAGCCTATTTGAAATAAAGTTTGTTCAACATCAAGATCCTTTCTACCCCGTAGGAAAACAATACGTGTATAAATTGAAAGTTGAACTCTACCAATATTCTTCTGAGAAACTTGATACAGGTAATTCAGATATTGATATATTTGAAGATTTAAAATCTCATGATGTTACTATTAACGAAAATCCAGATGTTCCAGAATCTTTTGGTGACAATACGAAGTTTATTGAACAGGGATCAGATATTGTTTGGAATTCGGATAATCCTTTTGGTGAAGTAAATTAATGTTCAATACTCCATACTACAATAAAACACTTAGAAAAGTAGTTGTTGCATTTGGGAATTTATTTTCTAACATAAAAATAGAAAGAGAAAATAGCTCTGGAGTAGTAACACAAACAATTAATGTTCCTCTTGCTTATGGTCCAAAGGAAAAACAAATAGTAAGAGTAGATTCTGATCCAACTCTTGACCACCACACAAGAACAGTTCTTCCAAGAATGTCTTTTCAAATTCTTGGATATAATTATGATTCTTCAAGAAAAGTAAATAAAATGAGCAGGATCACTTGTCAAAAAAATGATGGAACAAGAACTTCTATGTTCAGTCCTGCTCCTTACAATGTTGGAGTTGCTCTTTATTTACACACTAAATCATCTGAAGATGCGTATCAGGTGCTAGAGCAAGTATTACCTTTATTTACACCAGAATACACAATTTCACTGAATGTAATACCTACATTTAATTTAATCGAAAACATACCAATCATATTAAATTCTGTAGATTACGAAGATGATTACGAAGGTGACTTTGAATCAAAAAGATCAGTAATTCATACCTTTCAATTTACAATTAAGTTGAATTTCTATAATGAAGTCAACAGTCAAAGTGTAATTAAACACGTTATTGCCAATGTTACAGAATCTCCATCAGCAACTTTCACGGCTGATGGAACTCTTCCTGGAGACCCAATTACTGAAAATTGGGTAGAACAGTAGTAATGAAGCAATTTTATCTGGGTAATATCAACTTAAAAGCAATTGGGTATCCGGTTGAATTTACAAAAGATAACATTGGGGAATATATAAAATGCTCCCAAGATCCGATATATTTTATCAAAAATTATGTCAAGGTAATATCACTTGATTTTGGTATAGTTCCCTTTAATTTATATCAATACCAAGAAGAATTCATTTTAGAGTTACATCACAACAACAGAATTATTGGGATGTTTCCTAGACAGTTTGGTAAAACACAGACTGTTGCTGCCTACGTTCTTTGGTATACACTTTTCAATGATAATAAAACCGTTGCGATTTTAGCCAATAAAGCTCCAGCAGCCAGAGAAGTAATGAGTAGATATCAAATGATGTATGAGCATCTACCAAAATGGTTACAACAAGGTGTGAAAATTTGGAATAAAGGGAACATTGAATTAGAAAATGGTTCTAAAGTTTTCACTTCTGCAACAACTCCATCAGCATGTCGTGGTAAATCTGTTAATTTCTTATATGTTGATGAAGCAGCTATTATTCAGAATACTGTGGCAGAAGAATTCTTTACCTCAACATATCCTACAATTTCTTCTGGTAAAACCACTAAGATTGTATTAACCTCAACTCCCCTTGGGTATAATCATTTTTGGTCATTCTGGACCAAGGCTGAACAAGGAATTAATGGATTCATTCCTGTTAGAGTTTATTGGAATCAACATCCAGAAAGAGATCAGGAATGGTATGATTCACAAAAATCTTTACTTGGTGAAATTAAGGTAGCTCAAGAAGTTGATTGTTCATTTATTGGATCTAGCTACACACTAATTTCTGGTGATTTCATTTCTAGAATGGTGCCAACTCCTTATGTTCATTCCAAGGATGGATTTGATTCTCTGGAATATGCAAAACAAGGACATGTGTATGTAATAGTTGCAGACACTTCAGAAGGAGTTGGTGGAGATTATTCAGCATTTAGTGTGATAGATGTTACAGAATTACCTTACACTGTTGTCGCGAAATATAGAAGTAATACTATAAGTCCTCTTCTTTATCCATCAGTTATTTATATTACAGCAAAGGCATATAATAACGCATTTGTGTTGTTGGAAATTAATAAGGGTGAACAAGTAGCACATATTCTTCATAATGAAATGGAATATGAGAATATGCTTTATGTATCTAGAGGTAAGAGAGGGCAATTTGTTTCTGCTGGATTTGGTGGAATTAAACCAGCTTATGGTGTTACAACAGACAAGAAAGTAAAAAGAATTGGTTGCAGTAACTTAAAAACTCTTATAGAAGAAAGTAAACTTCTTGTGACCGATGCGGATATTATCTCTGAAATGTCAACATTCATTGAGCATAGAGGAAGTTATGCTGCTGATGAAGGATATCATGATGATTTAGTGATGACTCTTGTTCTTTTTGGTTGGCTAACTACTCAAGATTATTTCAGGGATTTAACGAACATAAATCTGAGAGCTCTACTATATCAAGCAAGAATGAAAGAAATGGAAGATCAAATGGTTCCACTAGGATTTTTAAACACTGGGCATGAAGAAATAGATAAAGTGGTTGGTGAAGTAATGGGTAATGACTTTTGGGTAATGGCAAACCCTGAGCAATAGAGTTCAATATTTAACTAAATAATAATATAAGTATTTTAGATAGAAATAAAATAAAAAGGAGCATATAAATGGCTGGTGGATTTCAACTTTCTCCTGGGGTACAAGTTACCGAACAGGATTTTACTAATATTGCTCCGGCAGTTTCCACAAGTGCTGGTGCTTTTGCTGGGGTATTTAGCTGGGGTCCAGTTCTTGATCCAGTTAAGATTAGTTCCGAAAATGTCTTAGTTCAAAGTTTCGGAAAACCAAATAGCAACAATTTTCAATCATTTTTTACCGCTGCTAACTTCTTAGCATATACAAACAATCTTCTTGTAGTTAGAGCTGATACTACAGGAAATAAAAATGCGGTTGCCACAAAATCATCTTCTGTTACTGGAATTACATTAGGAGCTGGTGGAACAGGATACACAACTGCTCCAACTGTCACCATAGCTTTACCAGATTTAGCAGATGGCGTTAGAGCTACAGCAACCGCAACTGTGGTTGGTGGCATAGTCACAGCAATTACAATTACCACACCAGGCTCTGGATATACAAGTGCCCCAGCTATCACATTTGGTGGCCCAGGAACCGGAGCTACAGCAACTGCAACTATTTCTGTTGCTGGCACAAAGATCAACAATCTAACTGATTATCTAACCACTTATGTAAATGGTGGTGGTTCTTTTGGTGAATTTGCTGCCAAATATCCAGGATCACTTGGTAACTCTTTAAAAGTTTCGATGGCTGATTCAGCTACATATGCAACCTGGACTTACAAGGGTGAATTCAATGCCGCTCCAGGAACTTCTACATTTGCTGAAGACTTAGGAAGTGCAGATGATGAATTACACATTGTTGTAATTGACGAAGATGGTTTATGGACTGGTGTTCTTGGAACTATTCTTGAAAAATATTCATTTGTTTCTAAGGCTGATGCAGCAAGAAAATCAGATGGAACAAACAATTATTACAAAGATGTTGTAAATTCACAATCAAGATACATTTGGTGGATGGATCACCCAGAAGATATGGCCAACTGGGGAACCTCAGAGGCCGCAACAACTTATACACCATTATCAACAGCAATAACTGTATCCCTTTCTGGCGGTGCAGATGATTTTACTGCTACAGATGGAAATCTTCAAACCGCATTTGAAATTTTTGCAAATGACGAAGCATACGATATTTCCTTAATTGCCTTAGGAAAGGCAAATGCAACCGTCGCAACTTATGTTATTAATAATGTTGCAGAAGTTCGCAGAGATTGCGTAGTATTTATTTCCCCAGAAGATACAACAACCGGAGAAATCATCACCACCGTTGGTTCAGATGGTGCTGATGCAATGGTTCTTTATAGAAACGCTCTCCCAAGTTCTTCTTACGCAGTATTAGATTCTGGATACAAATATCAATACGACAGATACAATGACAAATATCGTTACATTCCTCTGAATGGAGATATTGCCGGCCTATGCGCAAGAACCGACTTCACAAATGATCCATGGTTCTCACCAGCTGGATTAAATCGTGGTCAAGTAAAAAACGTTACCAAATTAGCATATAATCCTGGAAGAACAGAAAGAGATACACTTTATAAAGCAGGTATCAACCCTGTAGTTTCTTTCCCAGGACAAGGAACTGTTCTTTATGGCGATAAAACTCTTCTGGCAAAACCATCAGCATTCGATAGAATTAACGTTCGTAGATTGTTCATTATTCTAGAAAAATCTATCGCAACTGCAGCTAAATTCCAATTATTTGAATTCAACGATGATTTCACCAGAGCACAATTCAGAAACTTAGTTGAACCATTCTTACGTGATGTTCAGGGTAGAAGAGGTATAACTGATTTCAGAGTTGTTTGCGATTCAACAAATAACACTGGTCAAGTTATTGATTCTAACCAATTCGTTGGTGATATTTTCGTGAAGCCATCGCGCAGCATTAACTTCATTAATTTGAACTTTGTGGCTGCTCGTTCTTCCGTATCATTTACTGAAGTTGGCGCATAATCAACTCTAAATATAAAAAAGGAATAAAGTAACATGGCAACCATCTCAGAATTTAAATCAGCTCTTATAGGTGGAGGATTTCGTCCTAACCAATTTAGAGTAATTTTATCATTTCCTAACTTCATTGGAGCAGGAATTGTAGCTGGTCAGCAAGCTCAGTTCCTCTGTAAATCATCTATGCTTCCTGGTTCTGACTTAGAGAATATCCAAGTCTCTTATAAGGGAAGACCAGTAAACTTTGCAGGAGAAAGAACCTTTTCTCCTTGGCAAATTAGTGTTTATGCTGACACATCATTTAATATCAGAAATGCTTTCGAGCAATGGTCTGATGGAATTCAAAATTACGATTCAACTTTTGGGAAAACAACTCCATCCCAGTATCAAGTAGATATGAATGTTTATGCTCTTGATAGATCAGGCGCAATAATTAAAACATATAAATTTTTTGATGCGTACCCAGTAAGTATTGGTCCAATGGGATTGGATTTTGATGCTAATAATCAAATCGCAACTTTCGATGTAGTTTTCCAATACAACTACTTTGTTTCACAAACTGGTAGAGAAGGTGGGTCATTTGGTGTAAATCTTAGCATAGATACACCAATTGGAACTTTCCCATTACAAATTTAAGGCATTGAGTTTTGGAAATTTTTGGGTTTTCAATTAAGAAAAAGACTAATCAGAAAGAAAAAACTGAGACAGTCGTTGTTCCTACAATTGATGATGGTTCTACTTTAATATCATCCGCTGGTGCAGGATATTATGGTTACACCCTTGATATTGATGGAACCGTTAAGAATGAAGATGAACTTATCAAGAGATATAGAGAAGCTTCATTCTATCCTGACTGTGATTCAGCAATAGAAGATATTGTCAATGAAATGATATCTACAGAGGAGGATGATGCTTCTGTAGATGTCAAACTTGATGATTTGGAAGTTTCCGAACAAATCAAGAAAAAAATTACTGATGAATTTGCCAGAATACTAGAACTTCTTGAGTTTGAACAAAAAGGTCAAGATATTATCAGGCAATGGTATATTGATGGTAGATTATATTATCATCCATTATTAGATGTAAAGAATGCAAAAGAAGGCATTCAGAAGATAATATACATTGACTCAAGAAAAATCAGAAAGATAAAGAATATTCAAAAGAAGAAGAATGCTGCAGGAGTTGAAATAGTTGTAAGTGCGGAAGAATATTACATCTACAATGCAAAGGGAATTACTGCTGGAACAGCAACTGGCGTTAAGATGAGTCTTGATTCGGTTGTTTATGTTCCTTCTGGATATATAGACAACAATAACGGTATGGCTCTTAGTTATTTACACAAGGCCATAAAACCAGTCAATCAGTTAAAGATGATTGAAGATGCGTTTGTTATTTACACAATTTCCAGAGCACCACAAAGAAGGGTATTTTATATTGATGTTGGTAATATGCCGAAACATAAGGCAGAGCAATATGTAACCGACATCATGGGTAAATTTAGGAATAAAATTGTATATGATGCAAGCACTGGGGAAATAAGAGATACCAAAAAACACATGAGTGTTCTTGAAGATTTCTGGATGCCTCGTAGGGAAGGAGGTAAAGGAACAGAAATCACAACTCTTCAAGGTGGTGATACTTTAATTAATAATGATTCAATGCAGTATTTTCAACAAAAACTATTTCAATCCTTGAATGTTCCTATTAGTAGATTACAACCAAATCAAGGATTTAATCTTGGTAAATCTTCTGAGATTACCAGGGACGAGTTAAAGTTTAATAAATTCATCATCAAGTTACGTAAGAAGTTCTCAAACCTCTTTTATGATTTATTGAGAATTCAGTTGATATCTAAGGGTATCATGGCTGTTGATGAATGGGATCAATATAAAAGTAAAATAAGATTTGATTTCAAGAAAGACAATTTCTTTACAGAATTCAAGCAGAATGAAATTATAGCAACAAGGATTGCTCTTCTGCAACAGGCTGATCCATTTATTGGTAGATATTATTCCATAGAATGGGCAAGAAAGAATATCATGATGCAAACAGAAGATGAAATTAAAGAATTAGATAAACAAATGCAAGAAGAGGATAAGGCTGGATTATATCCACCAACTCCTGAAGAACTTGCTGCTCAAGGAGAAGGATAATGAATTTAGAAGAAAATTTCAATAAGGCAGTGAAAGTAATTGGAGAGGGTCCAGCATATGTTGTTAATGGAACTTTGAAAAGAATAAAATCCGGAGAAAATCATCAAGAAGCATTCAATCGTGCTGCTGAAGATGAAAATTTTCATGGAATGAGATCAGATGTTGTTGCTTCTAGGAAAAAAATAACAGATTATTTGAAATCTCATCACAAAGTTAAAGTTGATCATGTTCATAAATTTTTCCATGAATCAGTAGAACTGAAACAAGAGGAAACTATTGAATTAGTCAATGATATTATTTCTGGAAACTCTATCGATATAGATAATTCCTTTGAAGCAATAATGTCAGCAAAGATAGCAGAAAGATTGGAAGATTTCAGAAAAGAAGTTGCTCAGGGAATGTTTACTGAATCTACAGAAGAACTTTCCGATGATCAAATCGTAGAAGATATTCTTGCTCTTGATGAATTATCCAAAGAAACTCTCAAGAATTACTTAGACAAATCTGTTTTCAATCACACAAAGAGAACTACAAGATCAGTAAAGCTGGATCATGGATCAGATAACTCAAGAAAAATAGCAAATAGAGTTCGTGGTATTACTACTGCTTCAAACAAATTAACCAAAGAACAAAAAGAAATCATTGAATCAGTTCTTGAAGAGTTTCAATCAGAATAAAATAAATGAAATCATATTCTGAAATTCTTTCTCCCTCAAAGAAAACCAATTCTTTCGAATTGGTTGAATCAATTATTCTTGATATTTATAGGAAGCTACCACATAATCAAGTAGCTTCCATTATCGAAAAGTATAATGATATTCAAGTAACAAATACTCTGGTGGAGAAATATATAGAATTAGCTTCTTCAAGAGAGTTCACTTTAGATCCTGTTGCATTCGAGTTAAGGAAATTAAATAAATTTGATTATAATTTTCTCGAGGATAAAATTGAATTTGTTCTTGAAGATAACTCTACAATTTTAATTTCAGAAAAAGATTATTTAAATATTAAGGAAGTATTAGAAAGTAATCAAGAAGCAATTGATTATTTAAAGAATTCAAAAGAAAATTTCCTAAAGATGCTGGAAATTATTCAGAAATATAAATCGGAGTAAATAGATGGCAAAAACTGTATTAAGACTAACAAACAATTATGCAGGAGTTAAGGCAAACGCAGCTGGAACATATACTTTTTCTCTAGCCACCGATTTACTCCTACCGAGCGAGGTTGTTTCTGGAACTCCAACTGTTGATATTTATGGTGCCACCTTTTCTGGTGAAGCTGCATCAACAATTACTGTTAGCAGAAATTCCGTGGATATATTTAATATTTCTCCAAGCACAGCAAGTTCAATTGATTTTTCTCAGATGGGTATGAAAGAAACCATTAATAACACATCTGATATTGTTGTTGTAATCACCGGCAAAGCTCAAATATATCTTGAACTCAGAAAATCTGCTGGATACAAAACAAAACTAGAATTTGAACAATTCGGATCACATGATGATCCTGCTGCTCAAGGATCATAGGAGTTTATATGTTACTAATGGTTGAAACTCTAGAAAATACAACTAAGGCTGTTCTTGAAGAAGGAACAGACGGAAAGAAATCTTATTTCATTGAGGGGGTCTTTGCTCAGGCAGATACACCAAATAGAAATAAACGTTCTTATCCAATGAAAGTGATGGAAAGAGAAATAAATAATTACCAGAAGTTGATTGACCAAAGAAGATCTCTTGGGGAATTAAATCATCCTCAACATCCACAAGTTAATCCAGAAAGAGCTTCTCATCTTATCACAGAATTAAGATTTGATGGAAATAATGTTATTGGAAAAGCAAAGGTTCTTGGAACTCCTGTTGGAAATATTGTTAAAAGCCTACTAGATGAAAATGTAATGTTAGGAGTTTCTACTAGGGGATTAGGATCACTTAAATCAATGAACAATGGTATTAATGAAGTTCAAGATGATTTTACTTTAAACACAATTGATATTGTTTCTGATCCATCAGGAATTGATTGTTGGGTAAATGGAATCATGGAAGGTGCAGAGTGGGTTCTTGAAAATGGTATGTGGAAGATTTCTGAACAAACAAAGAGAACCATTCAAAAAATAAGTAATAAACAATTAGAAGAACATAAATTGAATCTCTTTCAAACATTTTTAAGGAACTTGAAATAATGAAAACATTACAACAACAATTAGAAGAATCTTACTTAATGATGAGGGGGATTCTCTCCGAAGAAGGTAACCAAATCGTTACTGACATACTAGCTCTTGATGAAATCTCTAAGGAAAAATTATCTCAATACATAGATAAAGCATCTGATCGTGTCTCTAAAGCAGATGCTTTTGTTAAAGGCACAGAAAAAAGAATACCAAAGTCTGATGAAGATAAAAAACAGACTAAACATTTTGTTAGTAAAGCGAAGAAAATTATTTCTAAGAGACTTAGGGGTATTGCTAAGGCAACTGATAGATTAACCAAGGAACAAAAAGAGCTAATTGGTTCTATCCTTGAAGAACTTGATCAAGATGAACAAATTCTTGAAGATATCCTGGCTCTCAATGAGATTTCCAAGTCAACTCTTGGTAGTTATATTAAGAAGGCTACTAATGATATTAGAGTAAGAGGTGGAAGAGAAGGGGTAGCTGGAACAAAACTAGAATTTACTGTTGGTGATAAGTCAGATATATTAAAAAAATTTACAGGGAAAACTAATCATAGGATTGCTACAATAGCCAAGGCCACTGATCGTTTAACCAAGGAACAAAAAGAACATATTGAAGGAATTCTTGAAGAACTAGAGCAAGATGAACAAAATATAGAGCAGGTTAATGAAGGAGTTAATGATCACGAAGCTTTACATAAAGAAATAATATCCAAACTCCATAAACACTTCCCAGAAATGCATATTAAGAGCGCAGTTCATGTTGAGAAGAGGGCTGGAAGATATGGACAGGGAGAATATCATAAGTATGAATCAGAAATACCAATTCAAGAC